ATGGATATCGAACGCCTCGCAGCGATGCCGCTGTGCAAGCTCTTCCGCGCGCGTGCCGCCTTCCGCCGCCGCAGCCGCCCCGATCTGGTCGAGCAGGTCAATCAGGCCATTGAGCGCCGCTACGAACTCTTTCGCCTCGGGGATATTTCGTGACGGCTCACTTAATGGCCTTCTTCTGCATGCTCGTAGCTCTCGCGCTCGTTTCCCTCGGCGTGATGCGCCTGGTTGCATGGTCCGGCGCCAACCGCCTGCGTCGGCTGGACGCCGACTACCGCGCCTTCGTGATGCTCGCTCAGGCCCGCTACGAAATGCAGCGTGCCGTTGAGCTTGAGCGTGCTGTTTCCGCCCTTGAAGTGGAGTGGGCCGGTGGCTGACGGCAGCGCGGTGACGGGACTCCCCTCGTCTAACAGGGGAGTCAGTGAATTCAGGAACGCCGAAGGCACCCTTACCGTCGGCATTGACTGGTTTTCGGCCTCTGTGGATCTGTTCGCCGTTCTCCGCGAAGTCGGCTTCCTCGACCGCGATGCTGCTGACGAGGTCCGCGCCTGGATCGATGCCAGCGCCGACAACGCCCGTGTGGCCGCCTTGCAGGTGTTCTGCTGGTTCTTCGCCGGTCTCGGCCTGGAGTTGGATCAAGAGGCGAGGGGAGGGCAGTTCTACCTGTGGCGCGTGCGCATCCTCGATGCCGATGGCAAGCATGTTGGCCTCGTCGAACTTGGCGGCGAGAACTGCCGTCGTGGCGATGGCACCTACACCGCCCGCATCGAGTTGACCGGTGTGGGATGCAAGGTGCTGAGCGCAGCGCGTTGCGGCCATGCGCAGCGGTGGCTGCAACTTCGAGCGCAGCTTGAAAGCTGCGCAGGGAGGCTCACCCGTGTTGACACGGCCATAGATGACCTGCTCGGCAAGTATCCACTCAAGCTCGCGCAACAGTGGTACGCGGATGGTCACTTCGACCGGCGTGGTCAGCACCCAAAAGCGCAGCTTGTTGACGACTACGACAGCGGCGACGGCAAGACCTTCTATGTCGGCGGCAAGAAGTCCGAACAGCAGTTGCGGGTGTACGAGAAGGGCAGGGAGCAGGGTGATCCTGCATCCGAATGGGTGCGCTACGAAGCTCAGTTCCGCGCATCCAACCGCAAGGAACTGCCGCTTGATCTTCTGCGCGATCCCGCCGGTTACATGCTCGGCGCTTACCCGGTGCTGCGCTTCCTGCACTGCGTGGCGTCTCAGATCGACATCACGAAGGCGGCTGTTGCCGCCACCTGGAAAAGCGCACGGCGCCACCTCAAACGCCAGTACGGCGCGACGCTCAATTTCATTGTGCGGCAGTGCAAGACGCCCGAGGCGCTGCACGCCGTCATTCATACCTGCACGTCGAACAAGCTGCCGGCGTGGGCAACGGGTGAAGCAGCGCAACTATGGCCCGAAATCGCGGGCATCAATCGGAGTTCACCATGAGCATCAAAGTCACCGTAATGGAAGCCGAAGTCATCGAGCGCGTCGGCACCTTCAAGGACGACAGCGGCCAGGACCGCAGCTATACCACCCGCAAGCAGAAGGCCAAGATTGAGATGGGTGGTTTTGTCTACCCGTTCGATGTGCGCCTGGAAGACGGCCAGAAGGCGTATCCCGTCGGTGACTATGACCTCGACATCGAGGGCATGGGTCAGGTGAACAAGGGCGTTCTCAGCCTCAGCAAGTTCACCAAGCTGCGGGCCAAGGCACCCGCACGCGCCACCGCCTGATTGCCGTGGCCGATCAGCTTTACATCCAGTCCTGCACCGCCGCGAACATCGGATCCGATGGTGTGTGCACGGTGCCGGTCTGGATCGAGAAACCGCAGCCAGTGTTGCCGCCGCTCACGCTGGCTGAGGGAACCCAGATCGCATTCGCGATTGCGGGTTGTTGGGCCTTGGGACTGGTCTACCGCCAGTACGCAAGGGTGTCACGCGAGCGGTTCTAACCATCCATCCCTGAGAGAGAGAGAGTCATGCACAAGATCTTCGGTTCCTTCGCTGCCTTCGCCCGTTCCACCACTGCCCAGGTCGCCGCCGGCACCACCGCGCTGGTCGCCGCTCCGTTCGCCATGGCCGCCGATGGCGACCTGGCCGGCAGCGTCGTCACGCAGATCACCTCGGGCAAGGCGGACGTGTCCGGCATCCTGATGGTGCTGGCCGGCGTGCTGGGCCTGTTCCTGCTGTGGTCGATGATCAAGCGCGCGAAGTAAGGCGCTTGCCGTTCTGTGAGGGGCGGGCTTCCGCCCCTTTTTCATTGGGGGATATATGGGCTATTTCGTGATTGTCGCGATATTGGGGGCGTTATGGCTGGCCTTCGATACCTGATCCTTGCGGCACTGTTGTGCATCTTCTTTGCGCCTCATTCTGCGCGCGCAGATACGTTCAAGACCTCTGCGCAAGCCTATAGCGCATGTCAGTCTGCACTCTCCACTTTGCCTAGCTACATGACCTTCACTGATCGTCGCTGTAGGCACGTTGCACAAAGCAAGGTCTATGCTTGCGAGGGTGTCCGCCCTGCGGGTGACACCTTTGCATGCGGTGATTTTTTCTACATTGAGTCCACTGCAACCTGTTCCGGCCTGCAACCCATTGCCGGTGCCCAGTCGTGGCCAGGATCGGGTTCGACCACCTGTAGTGGCGGCTGTGCGTATCAGTCGGTCGGCTCATCCGTTACCTTCGGCGTTGGGTCAAAGGCTGTTACCTACACCTCATCCGCTGGCGTCAAACCTACTGGCGCAGAGTGTGCCGCTGGCGATGCAGCGATGGACTCCAAGCCAAAGACTGAGGATTGCGCGCCTGTCACTGGGCAGACGATCTGCACCCGGCCTGACGGCTCTGTGTGCGCTACCGCGAGCAATGGCAAGAAACTCTGCTGGCAGCCCGGTGAAACTGGCACCAAGACAACCGGCGACACTCTCGCTGACCGCCAAGCCGGCACCCAGCACACGCCGCCCAGCTTGCAGATCCCCAGCGGCGATACGCTGACCAAGGTTGGTGGACCGGACACAGTTCAGACCACTGTCAAGAATCCCGATGGATCTTCCAGCACCGTCACTACTAACGTGACGAGTTACAAAACTGATAATGGCACCGATGCCGGCGGCACCGATCAGTCAGAGGGCAAGGACAAGGACGGCAAGTCCGCGTCGGGCGGTGGCGATTGCAAGACGCCTCCCGTGGTGTCCGGCGACCAGGCGCTCGCCATGGTTGCCACCCAGGCGTGGGCAACGCGCTGCGCTGTAGAGGCTGGCAACGCCACCAAGGTCACCGGCGATATCGGCGACTGCAAGTCCGCTTTCAGCGTCGAAGGTGACAACGCTCAGGCCCATCAACTGCGCGCCATGCGCGCTGAGCGCTGTGGCGATGCTCCGGCCTGGTCCAAGGCCAAGGACGGGGAGGGCAGCACTGCCGATCCGCACGATGGTGCAGACGGCAAGGATGGCCCTGGTACGTGGTCGCTGAAGGTCGACTCTCGGCTACTCGACACGTCCGGTTTTCTCGGTGGGTCTTGCCCGACGCTCGGCACGCTCGATTTCGGCCGCTTCGGTCAGGTTTCACTCGATGGCACCACCTGGTGGTGTCCGCTCATTGCGGCCATGCGCGCCGTGATGCTGCTCATGGGCGCTTTCATCGCTGTCCGCTTACTGCTGGGGGATTGACATGTCGACGATTTGGGATTGGATCAGGCGCGCTGTCGGGTATCTCTGGACGGTCTTCTTTTCCGGCATTGGCCGCATCGTCAGCAAGATCACCGCGACCTTCGGCGTCACGTTGGTGTCGGTCAATGCCTTGCTGCCGAACCTCAAGGCGTTCATCACCAACTACGTTTCTGCCTTGCCTGGCTGGGCGCAGAATTTCCTTGGTGCTGTCGGGTTCGACGTGTTCGTGACCATGATCATTTCCGCGCTGTCGGTGCGCTTCATGTTCACCGTGATCCCGATGCCCACCAGCGTTGCGCAGCAACTCGGAGCGACCAAGCAATGATTTATTGGTATACCGGCCAACCCGGCCATGGAAAGACGCTGCACGCCATCGATCACGCCATCGACTTTCGCAACGCCGGCCGCTTGGTCTACGTCTGCAATGTCCGTGGTTTCAAGCATGCCGACGCGCGCATGGTGCCGATGACGCCCGAGGAGTTCTGTGACTGGCCCAACACGTTGCCTGATGGCGCTGTGTGCCTGGTCGATGAAGCCTACGAACATGGCATGCTGCCTAAGCGCCGGCCTGGCTCTATCGTGCCGCATCACGTTGAACAGCTTGCCAAGCACCGTCACCGCGGCCTCGATTTCATTTTCGTTTCGCAGTCCCCCGACCGTCAGTGCGACGACTTCGTGCAGGATCTGATTGAGCGGCACATCCACGTCCGCCGTCGCTTCGGTCTCCCGTTCGCCCACCTGCGCACGTTCGATCGCTACGAGAAGAATCCGGAGCGCGGACACCCGTTGATTCTCAAGCGCGTGAAGCTGCCAAAGCGTCCCATGGGCCTCTATGAGTCCACCGTGCTGGACACCAGTGAGCGCAGCATCCCTTGGTACTACCCGACCGCCGTTGCCCTGCTGCTCGCCGTGGTGTGGGGCGCCTGGCACATGGTCGGGCGCGTCAGTTCGCACCTGGGAGCCGAGCAAGACGCCGCCGAGACGATCACGCGAGCGGGGGCGGAGAACGGAGCGGGAGCGACGGTCGCAGCCCCCGCGAAGCCAGTGGACGACACGCCCACCCGCTCGCGCGACTACGTCGCTTGGCTGACGCCGCGCGTTCCTGGCCAGCCCTGGACCGCCCCCGCCTATGACGGCCTCTCGGTCCCGGCCAATCAGCCGCCACGGCTCTACTGCATGCAGTCAGGGGAGGGTGCGGATGCGAGCGGGCAGCATCAACCTGCGTCTTGCAGCTGCGTCACCGACCAGGGGACCGCCTACGCGCTCGATGAGGCGCGCTGCGGCATCGTCGCCAGGCGCGGGCAATATGAGCCGTTCCTCGACATGAACCAGCGCAATGGCGCTCGCATGGAAAGCCTTCAGCAGTCCGCGCACTACCTTGATGAGGGCCGGCGTGTGCGTGAGGAAGGCGTGGGTAGCGTCGTGGAGAAGCGGGCTAGGGCGCTTGGCACGTTCCCCGAGTCCAAGGGCTATCAGTCCGAAACGTCCACGCCGCCTACGACTCTTGACATGTAATTACGTGACGCGTCACTTATAACTATAGATCATTAGATATTCGTGATGCGTCACGATATAATTGATCCACACAAACGGGGTCGAAGCCATGAACGCTACGCAAGCACTTGTCGGCATCCAGGGTCTGATTCTTCTGGTGTATGGCGTCTATCGCTACTACATGTTCCTCTATGGCCTTGCTAAGGATAAGGAGTAACGTTATGCGTGACGAAAGAGACCCGGGAACCATGGAAATTCCCCTGCGCGGTCGCCCTGGTCGACCGCCGGCTGATGGCATCGCCGCTAAGACCGACGCCGAGCGCGCTGCCGCCTATCGCCAGCGCAAGGCCAAGCGGCTGAAGGTAGGGTGTGCTCGACCTGGTCAGTTGTCTGATAGCCTGCTGCTCGATCTGATCCGCAAGAGCATCGACAACGGATCTGCGCGTGGCACTGTGGCTCGCCTCGTTGCCGAGTTGGCCACCCGCTACCCGAAGGCGTGA